AGCCCCAATACTCCAATCACCAAATGGTCTGATGTTGCGCAGACGGCATCTTTCCTGAAAGACCTCGGCGTTAATGAAGGTGAAAACTATGCTGTAATGGATCCATGGTCTGCACAGCGACTTGCTGATGCGCAGACTGGTTTGCACGCTTCAGATCAATTGGTTCGTACTGCATGGGAGAATGCACAGATCCCAACCAATTTTGGCGGCATTCGCGCACTGATGTCTAATGGGCTTGCCTCTCGTACGCAGGGGGCATTTGGCGGAACACTGACAGTCAAAACACAGCCAACTGTTACCTATAACGCAGTTAAAGACTCATACCAGTTCACTGTAACATTGACCGGAGCGACAGCCAGCGTTACAGGTTTTCTGAAAGCTGGTGATCAGGTTAAATTCACCAATACCTACTGGCTGCAACAGCAGACCAAACAGGCGTTGTATAACGGAGCCACACCAATTAGCTTCACTGCAACGGTTACTGCTGATGCTAATTCAGACAGCAGTGGCGATGTGACGGTTACGCTTTCTGGTGTTCCGATTTATGACACTACAAACCCGCAGTACAACTCTGTAAGTCGTCAGGTAGCGGCAGGCGATGCCGTATCTGTAGTAGGCACTGCTAGCCAGACAATGAAGCCAAACCTGTTCTATAACAAGTTCTTCTGTGGACTTGGCTCTATCCCACTGCCGAAACTGCACAGTATTGATTCTGCTGTTGCAACATATGAAGGTTTCTCCATCCGCGTACATAAATACGCAGATGGCGATGCCAACGTGCAAAAAATGCGCTTTGACTTACTGCCTGCATATGTGTGCTTTAACCCTCACATGGGCGGTCAGTTCTTCGGTAATCCGTAATAACAAGGGGCTTACGCCCCTTTTATGTTTTAAGGAAACAATATGGATCGCATGAGTGTATTCCTTGCCGCAGATAACGAATCCGGGCATGTACAGGCCGTTATCGCAGAAAAAGACTTCCAGTTTTTCGAAAAGTTGGGCTTTGTTGCCTCAGTTGATGAATTGAAACCGACCAGTAAGCGAGGTCGTAAGGCGGCAGACAATGGCAACAGTACTGACAAAGGGTGAGATCGTCCTTTTTGCGCTTCGTAAGTTTGCTATTGCTTCTAATGCATCGCTGACTGATGTTGAGCCGCAATCAATTGAAGATGGTGTAAATGATCTGGAAGATATGATGTCCGAGTGGATGATTAACCCCGGCGACATTGGTTACGCTTTCGCAACTGGAGATGAGCAGCCATTACCAGATGATGAGTCAGGTCTTCCAAGAAAATACAAACACGCAGTAGGCTATCAGTTATTGCTGAGAATGCTATCTGATTACAGCCTTGAGCCAACTCCGCAAGTTCTCAGTAACGCCCAACGCTCATATGATGCCTTGATGACCGACACTCTGGTTGTTCCTTCAATGCGACGACGTGGAGATTTTCCTGTAGGGCAGGGTAATAAATATGACGTGTTCACATCTGACCGATATTATCCAGGCGATATCCCTCTGATTGATGGCGATATCCCAAACGCATAGGTGAATAAATGCCTATTCAGCAACTTCCGCTTATGAAAGGTGTCGGCAAAGACTTTAGAAACGCCGACTATATCGACTATCTGCCAGTGAATATGTTGGCTACACCCAAAGAAATCCTGAACAGCAGCGGATATCTTCGCTCATTCCCGGGCATTGCCAAACGTTCTGATGTGAACGGCGTATCGCGCGGAGTTGAGTACAACATGGCGCAGAATGCTGTTTATCGCGTGTGTGGCGGCAAGCTGTACAAAGGAGAAAGTGAAGTCGGTGATGTTGCCGGAAGTGGTCGCGTATCAATGGCGCATGGTCGGACATCGCAGGCGGTAGGCGTTAATGGTCAACTTTTCGAGTATCGCTATGATGGCACGGTTAAAACCGTCTCAAACTGGCCTACAGACAGCGGATTCACACAGTACGAGTTAGGTTCAGTTCGCGACATTACGCGCTTACGTGGTCGTTATGCGTGGTCAAAAGAAGGCACTGATTCATGGTTTATCACTGACCTTGAAGACGAATCGCATCCTGACCGTTACAGCGCACAATATCGCGCAGAATCGCAGCCGGACGGCATCATCGGTATCGGCACATGGCGAGACTTCATCGTCTGCTTTGGTTCATCGACGATTGAATATTTCTCCCTGACGGGGGCAACCACCGTTGGTGCTGCTTTGTATGTCGCACAGCCATCGCTGATGGTGCAAAAAGGCATCGCCGGGACTTACTGCAAAACGCCATTCGCTGATTCTTATGCGTTCATCAGCAATCCGGCAACAGGTGCTCCGTCTGTATACATCATCGGATCCGGCCAGGTGTCACCAATCGCCAGCGCGAGCATTGAGAAAATCCTCCGCTCCTACACTGCTGATGAACTGGCTGATGGTGTGATGGAATCGTTGCGGTTCGATGCGCATGAACTGCTGATTATCCATCTTCCGCGCCATGTCCTGGTATACGACGCATCTTCAAGCGCTAATGGTCCGCAATGGTGTGTGCTGAAAACAGGCCTGTATGACGATGTGTACCGCGCTATCGACTTCATTTACGAAGGCAATCAGATAACGTGCGGCGATAAGCTGGAATCGGTTACTGGCAAATTGCAGTTCGATATCAGCAGCCAGTATGGGCTTCAACAGGAACACCTGCTGTTTACTCCACTGTTCAAAGCGGATAACGCCAGATGCTTCGATCTGGAGGTGGAATCATCCACTGGCGTAGCTCAGTACGCCGACCGCCTGTTCCTCTCTGCAACCACTGACGGCATAAATTACGGACGTGAGCAGATGATTGAACAGAATGAACCGTTCGTTTACGACAAACGTGTTTTGTGGAAGCGAGTCGGGCGCATCAGGAAAAATGTCGGCTTCAAATTGCGCGTTATCACGAAGTCACCTGTCACTCTGTCTGGCGCTCAGATAAGGATTGAGTAATGGCGGATTCGAATCTCAATGTGCCGGTAATCATTCAGGCTACACGGCTCGACACATCAGTCCTTCCACGCAATATCTTCTCGCAGTCGTATCTGCTGTACGTTATCGCACAGGGTACTGATGTTGGTAACGTGGCGAACAAGGCCAACGAGGCCGGACAGGGCGCTTATGACGCACAAGTCAGGAACGATGAGCAGGATGTGATTCTCGCTGACCATGAGCAGCGAATTTCTGCTGCGGAAGCAACGCTTGTTAATCATGAGGAGCGAATCAGCCAGGCAGAATCAACTCTTCAGGAACATGAAACACGAATAGCGCAGAATGAAAGCGATATTGCGTCGCTTGATACCAGAGTTCAGTCGCTGGAGTCGCAGGTTTCAGACCATGAAACGCGCATTGATGCTCTGGAGTATGCAACAACGCGCAAGAAGTCAGAGGTTGTTTACTCTGGCGTATCAGTAACCATTCCGACAGCGCCGACCAACCTTGTTAGCCTGCTGAAAACGCTCACGCCGTCATCAGGCTCGTTGGCACCATTCTTCGACACCGTTAACAACAAGATGGTTGTGTTCAACGAGAACAAAACCCTGCTCTTCAAGTTGTCGATTGTCGGCACGTGGCCCAGCGGAACCTCCAACAGGTCAATGCAGCTAACCTTTTCCGGCTCTGTTCCTGACACACTGGTCAGCAGTCGTAATGCGGCGACAACAACCGACAACATCCTGTTAGCTACGTTCTTCAGCGTGGATAAAGACGGCTTTCTTGCCACAAATGGCAGTACGTTAACTATTCAGTCAAATGGTGCGGCGTTTACTGCCACAACCATCAAGATAATCGCGGAGCAGTAATGATTCAGTTCAAACCAACGCGAAACATCGACCTGATCGAAGCAGTCGGAAATCACCCTGACATTATTGCCGGGAGCAACAACGGTGATGGATACGACTACAAACCTGATTGCCGTTACTTTGAGGTGAACGTGCACGGGCAGTTCGGCGGCATTGTTTACTATCAGGAGATTCAGCCGCTTACATTCGATTGCCACGCCATGTACCTGCCAGAGGTTCGTGGATTCAGCAAGGAAATCGGGCTGGCGTTCTGGCGATACATTCTGACTAACACCACCGTTCAGTGCATCACATCGTTCGCTGCACGCAAATTCCGCCACGGGCAGATGTACTGCGCAATGATTGGCCTTAAGCGTGTAGGAACCATCAAGAAATACTTCAAAGGCGTGGATGACGTGACGTTTTACAGCGCCACACGCGAAGAACTAATCGACTTCCTGAATCACGGGAGATAGCCATGTTATATGCATTTAAGCTGGGCAGAAAACTGCGCGGCGAGGAACCTTATTGCCCTGAAAAAGGCGGGAAAGGTGGCAGCTCTGATAAAAGCGCAAAGTATGCAGCAGAAGCTCAGAAGTATGCCGCAGACCTGCAAAATCAGCAGTGGCAGACGATCATGAAAAACCTTGCTCCGTTCACGCCGCTTGCGGAGCAGTATGTTAACCAGCTTCAGAATCTTTCCAGTTTAGAAGGTCAGGGGCAGGCACTTAATCAGTATTACAACTCTCAGCAGTATAAAGACCTTGCAGGTCAGGCGCGTTACCAGAGTCTTGCTGCTGCGGAGGCGACTGGTGGACTTGGTTCGACAGCTACAAGCAATCAACTGGCTACGATCGCGCCGACACTCGGTCAGTCTTGGTTATCAAATCAGATGAGCAATTACAACAATCTGGCAAACGTTGGGCTTGGTGCGCTGCAAGGTCAGGCAAACGCTGGGCAGACATACGCCAACAACATGAGCAGCATTGCACAGCAAAGCGCAGCACTTGCCGCTGCTAATGCCAATAAACCATCAAGTCTTCAAACTGCAATTAGCGGTGGCACGTCTGGTGCGATTGCCGGTGCAGGTCTTGCCAGCCTTTTGGGAACATCAACGCCTTGGGGCGCTGGCATTGGTGCTGGTATCGGATTGCTTGGCTCGTTGTTTTAAGGGGGTAATCATGGCTACTTGGCAAGGAACAAACGGCGGATTGTTGGCTGGTATCGGCGGCGTCAACTCAAACGCTCCGAGCGTAAATGACATCGGAAATACGCTTCAGCTTATCAGGCGGAACAATGATATTGAGCGTTCAGGCGCTAACAATGTTGGGCTGACTGCTTTGCAAGGCCTTTCAGGTATTGCGGGGGTGTTTCAGCAGGAAAAGCAGGCTCAGCGGCAGAAAGAATTTCAGCAGGCATACGCTAATGCTTATGCGTCTGGTGATCGCGGTGCTTTGCGTCAGTTGGCTACTCAATATCCAGACCAGATTGAATCCGTTCGTAAAGGCATGGGATTCATTGATGAAGACCAGCGTAATTCTATCGGCACCTTAGCGGCCGGCGCACGCCTTGCGTCATCGTCTCCAGAAGCAATGCAATCATGGCTGCAAAACAACGCCGGTGAGTTAGCTCGTGTTGGCGTTAATCCTCATGACGTCGCTCAGATGTACCAACAGAACCCGCGGCAGTTCGGCGAATTTGTCGATCACCTGGGGATGAACAGTCTCGGGCCCGAAAAATACTTTGACCTACAGGATAAAATGCAGGGTCGACAGGTTACCATGCGCGGTCAGGATCTGGATTCGCAAACCGCCGCTCGGAATCAGGCAATCACAATGCGCGGACAAGATATCCAGGCGAATTTAGGTCAGCAGCGCATTAATCTGGACGCAGAAACAAACCGCATTAACAACGAAAATAAGCGCCTTGACCGGATGCTATCAGCAGAAACTAACGACCTGAAGCGCCAGGAAATACAGAGCCGCATAGCAGCCAACAACCAGCAGTTGCAGCAGAAGCAGCAAGCGCTAAATGATGGCTACAAAGACGGCATCAACACCCTCACAACCAGCATGTTCACTCTGAACGATATCGTTAGTTCTCCTTCACTTAAGAGCATTACAGGCTTACGTGGAGTAATCCCCAACGTTCCAGGCTCACAGGCTGCAGACACTCAGGCACGACTTGATACCTTTAAATCCCAAGCATACCTGACAGCGGTTCAGGCCATGCGAGGCATGGGCGCACTTTCTGATGCCGAGGGCAAAAAGCTCGACCAGGCTGTTGGTTCGCTGCAGAACTCGCAGAGCGAGGAGTCCTTTCGTCGCAACGCTGGCGTCATCCTGAACACGCTCAACCAGAAGCGTAATGAGGCGGTTGGTAAGTACGTTCAGCAAAACGGTATCAAGCGAGTGGAAGCGCCTCAGGCTTCTATAGATTACCTGAAGCAGCACCCCGAGCTGTCAATCGACTTCATTAATCGCTACGGATATCTTCCATCTTTGGGGCAGTAAATGGCTAATTACCGTGATTTGTTAGAGCAGGCTGGCGCACGTTACGGTGTGCCAGAAGGGTTGATGACTGCACTGAGTGCCAAGGAGTCTTCTCACAACCCTGCCGCAGTAAGCTCCGCCGGGGCTGTAGGATTGACTCAGGTCATGCCTGGGACATGGCGTGATATGGGTTATACCGATGAGCAAATGCAAAACCCCGAATATCAGGCTGACGCTGGCGCGCGCTATCTGGCAAAGATGTACCAGCAGTTTGGTAACTGGCGTGATGCTCTTCAGGCTTATCACGACGGTCCCGGCAACGTTATGAAGGCAAAGCGTGGTGAATATACGCCAGGACCTGAAGGCCGCGGTTACGTTGATGATCGCTTTGCTCAATGGGCGGGTGACCCGGTGACAGACTCAACAGTCGAACAGCGCGCCACCTCTGCAAAGGTACATCCTCAGCAAGACCCTAACAACCCGTTTGCACAACTGGAAGCACAGTCATCCGAACAAGTATCGGCATCAGGTGTGCAGTCAGACCCAAATAATCCATTTGCTCAGATTGAGCAGCAGGCAGCCAGTCAGCAGCCACCTCAACCCGTAAGTTCTGTCGCACCGAAACCTGTTCAGCAACAAACAGTTAATCAGGCCAATAATGAACCAGCACGTGAAGAACCATCATTGATGCAACAAGCTGGCGATTGGCTCACAGGTGGTCAAAGTGCAGGGCAAATTGCAGAGCAGGCTGGTCGTGGTCTGGTAAACATACCATTTGACGTATTGCAGGGTGGCGCAAGTCTGATTAATGCAATCAGCCAGGGGCTTGGTGGCCCCAAGGTTTTGGACGATGTCTATCGTCCAGTAGATCGACCGACAGACCCTTATGCGCAAGCTGGAGAGTCAATAGGCGGTTATCTTGTTCCTGGAGCAGGAGTAGCTGGAAACATGGTCATTGGTTCTCTCGCTGACGCGGCGAATCAACGGGGTGATTTTGCCGAAAATGCCGCTATTAATGCCGGACTTAACATTGCTACGCATGGCCTGATAAATGGCGTTACCCGTGGTGTTCGTGGTGCATCAAATATAATTAGTGGCAATAAAACATCTGCACAGAGAGCGACCACTGCGGCAACAGAAACATCACCATTCTCCGGTGATGCCGCTGCAGCAACAAATCCTGCTGTTCATGCCGCAGAGGCAAGAGTAGCACAAGGTGTACCAATGACGCCTGCAACGAGGAACCCAGAGGAAGTCGTTCGCACAGTAGCAGCACAAAAAAGGCCAAATCTCGCTTCATCGCTTGATGAACTAGATATCAATCCTCAGGCTGAAGTTCTGGAGTCTGCTGAAAGGCTTAATGTTGATTCATTACTCCCTTCACACTTTTCCGGGAACGAGCAATACAAGGCAGTTGAGCAAGCAATCAAGTCCCGTGCGGGTTCTGCTCTACAGGTGCAGGAAAATGAAGCAATCAGGCAGCTAGCACAGGGCGCGGGGGAGATAATTGATCGCGTTTCCGGTGCAAAAGATGCTCTTGGTATGAGCGACAAGTTTATTGATACGGTCAATGGAAGAATGTCTGCGCTGATGAAACGAAGCGACCAGCTTTATCGCAATGTTGAAAAGGCGATGCCTGCAGGTGCAAAAATTGATGCGCCATCAACAAGGTCAATGCTCAAACAGGTGGCAGAAGATCTTGGCGGGATGAAAAACCTTGACCCTATTGAAAAGAGAGTCTTTCGGGCAGTTAATCCAGGCAAGAACGGCGCATTAACTTATGCAAATCTCAATAAGCAACGACGACTTGTTGGTGATGCACTTCATAAGAATTCTGGACCATATAAAGATGCTGATCGCGCTGCTTTATCGAGGCTTTACGGTTCGCTCGCCGATGATCAAAAGGCGGCGCTGTCAGAGACAAATGCATTACGTGATTTTGAAGTTGCTCAGAGGCTTGTTCAGATGCGAAAAAGCATGGAAGAGCAAATGATTAATCTAACTGGCAGAACGCTGAACGGTGATGTTTCTCGCAAAGCAACTACAGCACTACAGGCAATGTCGAAAGGCGATGCCAAAGGATTTCGTGAATTGATGCAAAACACGCCGTCCAGGAAGCTAAGAACCGAGCTACTGGGAACAGGTCTTCGGGATATGCTTTCGAACGGAAAACGTGGCGCTGATTTTAATCCTGCAGGGTTTGCTGATTGGTATCAAAACATGTTAGCAAACGGGCAGATGCGCAATCTTGCCCGACATTTACCAAAAGAGACTATGTCAGGTCTGAACGATGTATATAAGGTCGCAAAGGCTATCAAAGACGCAAAATCTTACGAGATAACTACAGGAAGACTAAACGAGTTCGTCAAACGGTTTAATCGCGTCACTGCGGCAAATGAATTTGTTGCTAACCATGCCCAACGCATTGGCACTGCGGTTGGTTCAACTGTGTCAGGACCGTTCAGTGCAGTAGGTGCTGTTGCTGGGTCAGAAATTGGGGCAAAAGTCGCCAGCAAAATCAGGGCGATGGGCGGCGCTGAATCAATTGAATCTGCAGAAAAGCTAATTAGCTCACCAGAATTCCAGAAAGCAGCAAGGCTGGCAGTAAAACAAGCACCAGAAAGCATCGTTGATACAACTGTAAGACGCTCTTCTGCTTGGCGCTCGTTTTACAACTCACTTCCAGAATCAGATAAGAAAACCATATCAAGGCTAGGCATCATGTACTGGATGAACAGTGATGATAACCAGAAGTAACGGAAAGCCACGGATGGTTAGCTGCTGTCTTTTTTATATAGCTCTTTGAGCGTATCAAAGACAATTTTCTTAACCATATCGGATTGTTGTTCTGCCATACGCTCTGCATCGTCAATGTAAACTGATGCAGAGCTTTGTTTAGCCAATGATTCTTCAATCGCTGCAATTATCTCTGAGTTCAGCGACCTGTTATTCATCTTCGCACGCTGTTTAATTTTCGCGTGGAGTTCATGCGGAAGTCTCAAGTGAAACTGCGCCTCGTCGTATTTGCTGTACATCCTTGATGCCTCACCAGTTGGGTGGAATGGCATCGTAACCTACTGGATAAATACTCAATAGTACCATTTCGGTATGCAATCACATCATGGTTGCATCATATCATTCGTCTGGAGTAATGAAATGTCAGATATCACCGCAAACTTAGTGGTAGGGATGCCTGCGCAGCTTTTCACGCTGGCACGCTCATTTAAAGCAAATGCCAACGGTAAAATCTATCTTGGGCTACCAGATACCGATCCTACAATCCCAGCGAATCAAATCCCTGTTTATATTGAAAGTGAAACTGGAGATCTGATTCCAACTGCTCAGCCGATAGTCATTAACGCGGGTGGGTATCCTGTTTACAACGGGCAGATATCAAAGTTCGTTACTGTGCAGAATTACAGCATGGCTGTTTACGACGCCTATGGATCGCAGCAGTTCTACTTCCCTGACATTGCAAAATACGACCCAGATCAGTTAAGGCAACAGCTTGA